GATTCCGAGACCTAAAAACCATTTGGGCACCAGGTGGTGACCCGTAAAACAGACAAACAATGATGAATCACAAACAAACCGAGGAATACACCCGACTATTTGACCTGTATTCCGAACGCTACGACCTGACACCAGGCCAACACCAATTGATCCAAACGTTGGCGTGCGTTGTTGTCGAGGAAAACGAATTGCAGGAATATTGCAATGAGCATGGGACGTGTTACGAGCTGGTCACCAAAGGCGGTGACATCATGCAAAGGATGCGCCCACATTGGCAACAGTTGAAAGAGGCACGCCACCGAAAACAAATCATCATCACCAGGCTTGAAAACTGGTTGGGTGAAGCCAAGCCACCCGTGGACGAAACCGCCGCGTTCTTCAATAATGGCTGACGAACAATTTTGGTTTGACGATGCCGCGGCCACCCGTGCCGTGGACTTCATCGAAAAGTTTTGTACCCACGTCAAAGGCGAGTTGGGCGGATCACCGTTCATCCTTGAGGACTGGCAAAAGAATGACATCATACGCCCGATGTTCGGATGGAAGCGGAAGGACGGACGGCGCAAGTACCGCACCTGTTACGTGGAAATCCCACGTAAAAACGGCAAATCGAATTTGTCCGCGGCCATCGCGTTGTATCTGTTGTTCGCTGACAACGAACCAGGGGCCGAGGTGATCAGCGCGGCGGGCGACCGTGGCCAAGCCAACATCGTGTTCAACATCGCCCAAGAAATGGTCCAAAACAACCAAGCATTGAGCAGGCGGGCCAAGGTGTTGCGCACATCCATTGAATACCAATCGAGTTGGTACAAAAGCATTTCGGCAGAGAGTTACACCAAACACGGGTTGAACTGTCATGGTGTTGTCTTTGATGAATTGCATTCACAAAAAACGCGTGACCTTTGGGACGTTCTGACAACTTCGACGGGGGCACGCCGTCAACCACTGGTCGTCGCTTTGACGACGGCGGGCCACGACCGCACGTCTATTTGTTGGGAAGTTCACGAATACGCGTTGGCTGTTAAATCGGGATTGATTGAAGACGATACGTTTTTGCCCGTGGTATATGCCGCGGATCCTGACGACGATTGGACCAAGGAAGAAACGTGGCAAAAGGCTAATCCAGGGTTTGGCAGTATTTGCAAGCGCGAATATTTCGAACAGATGGTGTCAAACGCCAAAAGCAATCCAAGCATGGTCAACACGTTCTTGCGTTTGCACCTGAATATTTGGACCAGTGCCGAAACCGCGTGGTTGCCCGATGACGTTTGGATGCAGGGAAGCCAAGAAATACCGTGGGAACGTTTGCCGCTGTTGAAGGCTTACGGCGGGTTGGATTTGGCCAGCACGCAAGATTTGACGGCGTTTGCCTTGCTGTTCAGGGACGACGAACGCCAATTGTTCTATTTGGTCGTCCACCAGTTCGTCAACAGCGAAAAGGCACATAGCAAAAAATTGTCCGCGGGCGTTGATTACGTGATGTTTGCCCGTGACGGTGATTTGACGATAACACCAGGCAACGTGACTGACTATGACTTGGTGTATGATCACATCATTGAGAAAGCCAAGAAATACGACATTCAATCCATCGGCTACGACCCGAAATTTTCGGCTTACCTGGTGCCGAAGCTTGAGGCCGACGGGGTGAAGATGAATCAGATGGCGCAAAACATCACCACCATGAACGGACCCACCAAGGAATTTGAAATGCAGGTGATGCGCGGGAACATCATTCACGGCGGCAACCGTTGCTTGCGATGGCAAATTGGTTGTGCCGTGGTGTATGTCGACGTGAACGAAAACAAACGCGTGACGAAAGAGAAGGTAGAAAGCCGAAAAGTTGATGGCGTAATTGCGTCAATCATTGCCATGAACGAATACATGCATTGTTTATACAATGATGATGACATCATGTTGGAAATCATGAATTTGTAAGGATTGCGGGCCATATTTGAGCAATGGCCACTATCGGTGATCGCTTCCGTGCCTTATTCCGCACCAGCGGTGTGGCATACCAAGACACCACGGTGTCACAACATTTCAACCTACGACCTACCGTTGCGGGTGGAATTGCTGTGACCGAAACCAGCGCATTGAGCATTTCCACCGTTTACGCGTGCATCAACAAGATTGCATCGACGGTGGCCGCATTGGGACTGGATGTGTACACCACCGACGGCGACAATGTAGAGGTGGCCAACATGCACCCCGCGCATTTGATTGTCAAAGACCCAAACCGCAACATCACGGCGTTTGAATTTTGGGAAACGATGGTGGCCAGCGCGTTGACGTATGGCGTGGGTTATGCCGTCATTGACCGCGACAACCGCGGTTATGCCACACAACTGATTCCCGTTCACTTTGGTGATGTCGAGAGACACACCACCGACGGTGAGTTGTACTACAAAACGACGGATTACGGCGTGGTGATGCCCGAAAACATGTTGGAAATCGCCAATATGCAAAGGATGTCACCGATTCGCATTCACCGCGAAAATTTGGGGTTGGCCAAGGCGGCGCAAGATTTTGGAAGCGAATATTTCGGCCAAAAGGGGCAAATGACGGGTGTTTTGGCCAGCGACCAGCCGTTGCGCAAAGAACAAATGGACGTGATTCAAAACAGTTGGAACAGCGCGGTGATGAATGCAGGCACCAAGTTGTTGCCATTTGGGTTCAAATACCAGCGAATCACCATCACACCCGACGAAGCGCAATTCATTGAAACGCGGAAATTCCAAGCCGAGGAAATTTGCCGCATTTTCAGTGTGCCGCCATCGCTGGTGCAGTTGCCCCAACAAACCACGTTTAACAACGTGGAACAACAAAATTTGATGTTTGCCCGTCACACAATTGTTCCGTGGGCGCGCCGCATCGAGCAGGAAATAGATAGGAAACTGATTCAAAGTTTTGAGCGACCCGAGGTGTACAGCCGTTTCAACATGGACGACTTGCACCGTGGTGATTTGGCCGCGCGCGCTACGTTCTACCAACAAGCTTTGCAAAACGGCTGGATGAGTATAAACGAAGTTCGCCAACGTGAAAGCTTGAACCCCGTGCAGGGCGGCAACGTCCACACGGTGCAGGTCAACACCTTGGCATTGGACAGGCTCGAAGCTTATTCAGATAAAATTTCAAAGGATGAGCAACAAACAACATGAAATAACCAACGCGGAAAAGCGCACGATGGGAACCATTGAGGTGCGCGAAGCCGAAGGGGAAGCAATGGTGTTGGAAGGTTACGCCGCTGTATTCAACAGCGAAACCGACCTTGGACCATTTCGTGAGGTCATCAAACCAGGCGCGTTCACCGACGTGCTGACCAATGACGTTCGCGCCCTAATCAACCACGATCCCAACTTGGTGTTGGGAAGAACGAGCAACGGCACGTTGACGTTGGAACAGGACGAGCGCGGTTTGAAATACCGCGTGGAATTAGGAAAACAGACGTATGCCCGTGACTTTTACGAATCCGTGAAGCGCGGCGACATTTCGCAATCTTCGTTTGCGTTTACAATCGAAGACGAAAGTTGGAACGAGAAAAGGACCGTTCGTAGCGTCAACAAGGTGCGGCAATTGTTGGACGTGTCACCCGTGACGTATCCCGCTTACCAGGCCGCCACGGTGCAGGCCCGTGATTTGCAACCTGAAACAGAATCGGCACCCGAGGTGACGAAAGAGAATACACAAACCCGAGCAAATAAAGCTCAAACACACTACAAGAACATGACAGTGAAAGACATGGTCGGTTTGCGCACGAAGCATTATGAAGAACACGTGGCACTGACCCAATCGGCCGACAAGGAAGGCCGCGAATTGACAGCCGAGGAACGTTCACGTTTGGACTTCCTCGAAACTGAAATTGACAGCCTGGACGAGCGCGTGAAGCGTCGGAAGGCACAGGAAGAAATGATTACCCGTCAAGCGCAAGTGGGCGTTGTGGGAACGACCGAGCAAAAAGAAATTGACCGCGTGAACCGCCGTTTTTCTTTGTCTCGTGCGATTCTTTCGGCCTACGACCAAAAGCCATTGGACGGTGCCGAAGCCGAGTGGTACCAAGAGGCGCGAAGCGAAGCCAATA